AAAGGCTTTTCATAATGATTTAAATTGATAAGATTTCTGACACTTCTTTTTACTGATTCTATATCCGTAAGTTTTTGAATATCACTAGTAGCAATATTTTTTTGAAAGTCTAAATCTAAGTCCTTAAATATTCTAGAACTTCTAGAACTTTCGTTTGTTTGTGTAGCATCATATCTTGACATTTAACAATCTCTCCTTTGGTATATTTATACCCTTAACCTGAAAACACATTGCCTGATCCTGAGTTTGATGCATTAGGCACAAAACTTCCATGACCACCTGTTGCATCACCTTTTCTATGAATACCTTTACCATTCACAAATACTGTTGACGACCCACCTGTAGCAGAATCACCACAAGTTGTAGTATCAGTTATTCTAGTTGTCTTTGCACTATTGGTAAAAACATTAGGCGATCCAGTCGAATAAGCAGTTTGATGAAAAGGGTTAGGTGTAGGACTTAAATGACCTATGTGTTTATCTAAACCAACTCTTGTAACTGCTTTACCCATTATTTTTTCTTAGAAGTTATCTTTTTAGTTTTTTTCTTTGTAGTCATTTTAACTGGTTCAACAACTGGCTCAGCAACTACTTCTTTTACCTTTAATGGTGGTTTAGTTATTACTGTACCTTCAGGTACAAGAACTTTTCCTTCACTAACTAATCTATATCTGTTCTCTAAATGTTCTGCTTGAATCTTTTCCTTATTACCACCTGTGTATGCTACGGCATGACCTTCTGCCATTAATACATGAGTAACAGTTTCGCCGCTTATTGTATGGAAGTCACCAAGAATACGACCAAATTTGCCTTTCATGTTTTCTCCATCTTTTTTTACCTGTGATAATAAAATAGCGTCACTTCCTAATAGTGAAACTAGTCTTGCTTTTGCAGCAGTACCAAATATTTTCTCTATTGGATCACTTGTTCTTGATTCTGGAGTATCAATGCCCATAATTCTTACTCTTTCATCTCTGAGCCAGACACCGAATCCTAAATCAAGGTCTACATCAACGGTATCACCGTCAACCACTTTAACAATTTTGCATTTATACTCGTACATTTTGATTTTCCTTTAATTTTGTGTAATTATCTATAAACTATTTATAAGAAATTTACAAAACCTTTAAAATATACTGATTTTTCAGACTTTTTTGAAGAAAAATAAAATTATTTTACAAAATCGCAGAAAATAAGGGTTTTTGCTGCCCGAAAGTGCTTGTATTACCGCTTTTTTCTGTTATAATGAATATATAATAAAAAAATGATGAAAAAACAAGAAAAATCAAGAGTTTTAGAGGGTGCGACAACCTGCGCCCCTAGTTTGTTGAAAAATAAGGGTTCTTGCTGCCCGAAAGTTCTTGCATTATGCTTGTTTTCATGTATAATAAAGACATATTAACAAAGAACGAAAGGACTATATTATGAAAATCAATCAAATCATCAGTAAAATTCAGATGATGAACAACCAAGAACTTAACGAGGTTGTTTATGCCGTTAACTTTAGAAGAGCAAATCTTTCTAAGATGCTTCGTAAGACTTTTAAAGTCGGTGACAAAGTTAATGTTGTAGAAAGAAATCAATCTACACCAGGGATCATTAAAAAGATCGCTGTCAAAAGAGCGATTGTAGACATGAACGGAATGTCTTACAGAGTTCCTTTAAATATGTTAGTGGCCGCTTAATGAGTGTGTTTCTAACAATCTTAGGACTTATGTCTATGATATTAGCAGTAGGGTCTATTGACGGCCCTACTCCAGAGACATCAGGAGATAATTTTCTTCTATGTTTCATACTTACAGTTGTAGGAATAATATTTTTTATTCTTGCACTAAAAATACAACTTGAAAATCAAATGAAAGGAAATCAATAATGAGTAAAGTAAAAGACTGGCTGTGGGATACAGCAGAACAATATCTCGAAGAACTAATCAATGATGTTAAAAGTAAAAAATTAACAATCGCTCAAGCTTGTGATGTCGCAAGAGAGCAAACTATCGCTTGGGACCTTATAGGTATCAATGACGAATCAGAACTTAAAGAAGTTCTAGAACAGGAGACTGCCTAATGATTAAAGTACAATCTGCTAAAAATATACAAGACGGTATTCAAAATTTAATTCGTGCTTCTAATGAAGATTACAATAAATTTTGTGATAATCAAAATATGCAAAGTGAATATGCCAATGCTTGGCAAGTAAAAGAAGGACCGAAATATATTAAACTGATTAGTAAAAATATGGTTCATTCTTTTATTGTAAAGAAAGCATTTAAACACTTCAAAGTAGGTGATGTTTTAAAAGCCGCAAGTTGGGCTGCACCTGCACTTAATCAACCAAGAGGAAATGTTCTAGATGGTAACTACCATATGCAATGGACAGGTCCCTTATACTTAAATTAGAAAGGAATATATTATGGATACTAATGAAGTTATGAACGAAGTTATTGCCAACGAAGCTGTTGAACAAATCGCAAGAATGGATCAAGACCAAAGAGACTTATTTATTTACAGTCTCGTTTCAAAATGGCCTGAACTTGCTAGTCAGTTGAATATGGCAGTTGAGTTATATGCAAGAATAAAAGATAAGGAGAATAATAATGTTAATTAAAATAGGTGACGAAGTGGCCGTAAGTCCAAGACCTTGCGGATCGAACATGAGATATGGCAAAATTACTGACATATCAATTGCAACTAGACTAGAGGACCCTGCAGGAGAACTCGGTACTCATATTTCAGAATATGATACTGACCTCGACTATTCAGGATCAATCGGATATCAATCTGAAAATGGCGACAATTACTGGGCGTACTTTTCACAAATACAAGGAGACTAGAATATTAGATGCGACATTCTGCACCTTGCAATATGCTCAAAAATCTGTATACTATACTCAATAAACAATTAATAAGGAGACTACACTATGAACATGAAAGATATGAACTACGAAGGCGAAAAACTAATCACAGCAGTTATTATGCAAGCTGTTGAAGATGCCGGTTATGACGGAATCAATAAAAAATTCTTGAAAGTAAAACAAGATGCTATCGATTGGATTGTAGATAAAGATCCACAATTCGTTGAATACTGCAAAATGTTAGGCATGAGTCCTGATGGCATTAGAGATAGAATTATCAAAAATGTCAACATGAAATACACCAAACAACAAAAGGTTATGAAAAAGGATATGAATGCCAGAATATAATCATCCAGACTATAACCATAGTTTAATGTGTAGTTATGGTAATAATTACTCTTACAGAGAGGAAGAATTAAAAGAATTAGAAAGCGAAAATGCTTCTCTACAACACATATATTTTCCTATGAGAGTGTTTAATTCATTAGAAAGTGATAATGTATATACAATTAAAGATTTAATGTCTAAATCAGAATCAGAATTATTTAGAATTGCTGGTCTTGGCCGAAAGGGTGTAGATGCTATAAAAGAAGAATTTAATAAAATTAATAAAGCAATAGACACAGATTATTATATAGGAAAAAGAAAACAAACAAACCGAAAGGAAACAATGCCAGAATATAAATTTAATGAAGATCAAATAATACAAGATATAAAAGATTATATCGATAAGACTTATAGTTCACACTATGCCAAAGATGTGACTAGACAGGCAACCGAGACTATCATTGACCAAGGTCATGGTACAGGTTTCTGTATGGGTAACATATTAAAGTATGCTCAAAGATATGGTAAGAAAGATGGTCACAATAAGAATGACTTATTAAAAGTCATACACTATGCTATCATACAATTATCACAAGACCATTACTAAGAACTCTTAACTCTGGTTCCAAGCTAGCTTAGCGGGGTTTCTGAAGGACGCACATGAGTACTTATAATAACCAAGCATTATATATGTAGTATGTAAGATATAGGTAAGACACTATATCAAAAACGCACAGGTGTCATCTCAAAATAACAAAGAGAACTCAACACTTTTTCGTCTAAATATTTTGTGAATGAAAGGCCTACAATGTTACAATTTTTCAAAAACTTTACCAAACTATTTCCTATTAACAATAGTTTTTTTAATAATACACACAACTACGATAACCCTGAGCTCTTACGGTACTATAAAACTGAATATGGCTCTGACTGGAGGTCGGCACTTCAACACCACAAATACTATCAATCACAGAAAGGACTAAAATGAAAAAATTACTTAATATACTATTCGGCAGAACACTTGCTATTAAGACCGAAACACAACTGAAAGAAGAATATCTATCACAATCAGTAGATAACTATGACCTAGAATATAGAATGAGAAAATTAGATCGTAAATCGTTTAACGGACAAAACTTTAGAAGTTTATACAAAGGATTCTATACATGATTAAATTCCATCAAGTTCAAAACTTCAAAACATCAATGCTTAATCCACATAGAATCATCTTTGCTGGATTCACAAAACCTGCACTTCAAAGTAAAAGAGTTTCTTAGTTATTGACTGGTGCGTTTGCACGCCATTGATAACAAGACCAGTATCTAGCAGAAGTTTTATCTTTCGCTGTATCACAACTATGTCTTGCACGAAAAGACTTTCTTCTCGCTGGGTCGTCTCTTTTGATGCTTAAACCAGTCGTATCACCAAAGGATACTTTCTTGATTCGATCACCATCTTTAACATAAACATAGAACTTCTTACTACCACCTCTTATGGGGTCGTTGAGTTTCACCTTCTTACCTTGATACTCTGCTTCTGTAATCTCTAAGTCTTGATACATACCCTCACAGACAAGGTCGATTTTTTCTACTTGTTTAAATGTTTTAACCATAT